GGATATGAAAAAACATTGGATACATTTTTAGAATTTGATGTGATTAATCATATACTTAATTCTAATTATTATGCAGAGTATGAAGAGTATGATGATGTAGAATTACCTTTCTAGTTGTTAGGGCTTTTATTTTTATTTTAGAGCCGTTTTTTAAAGCAGGTAATGTTTTTATATTGCCTGCTTATTTTAGTTTATTTAATGACAAATCTGGTGGGGTACAGGGCGTTAAACAGTGTACTGATTACCTCTATTAAAAAAAATATTAAAAAAAGTGAGGTATATATATGAATGATAAGAAAAGAGAAGTCAAAATTAATGAAGAATTTAGAAAATTAATCCCTGCTTTAACAAAAGAAGAATTCACAAGGTTAGAACAGAATATTATAAATGAAGGTTGTAGAGATGCTATTGTATTATGGCAAGGATATATCCTTGATGGTCATAATAGATATGAAATTTGTACAAAACATAATATTGAGTTTTCTACTATTAATATGGATTTTGCTGATGAGAATGATGCTAAGATTTGGATGATACAAAATCAGTTTGGCAGAAGAAATATTAATAATTATACTCGTAGTATTTTAGCATTACAATTAGAAGATTTATTTAAAGAGAAAGCAAAAGAGAATAAAATTAGATCACAATTCGGTACGGTTTGTCAGAAATCTGACACACCGATTAAAAAAATTAATACAAACAAAGAATTAGCAAAAATAGCTAATGTATCACATGATACGATAGCAAAAGTCAAAAAAATAAAAAATGAAGCACCTGCAGAAGTTAAAGAAAAACTTCAAAATGGTGAGATGTCTATTAATGAAGCATATAGAGAAATCAAATCTATTGAAAAAATAGAAAAATTAAAACAAGCAAAACAAAAAATATTAGAACAAACAAGACAGGAAATCAAAGATAATAAACCTATTGTAACGCTTGAGTCATATGAAACTTGGCTTGACAAACAGCCTCAATGCGATTTATTAATTACCGATCCTCCATATAGTACAGATGTAGATGATATAGTATCATTTGCTAATGATTGGTTGCCAAAAGCATTAAATAAGGTTAAAGATACTGGTAGAGCTTATGTTTTCATCGGTGCTTATCCAAAAGAGTTGAAAGCATATCTTAATGTTGTATTGCCAAAACATATTGTTTTAGAGCAAATATTAATTTGGACATACAAAAATACATTAGGTAATAATCCAAAAGATAGATACAAACTTAATTATCAAAATTGTTTGTATTTCAAAGGTATTAATGCTGGTAATTTAGATTGTCCTGTAATTAATGAGCAATGGGCAGTAATGGAGATTAATGCTCCTGATGGTAGATTAGGTAATAGATATCATACTTGGCAAAAACCAGATGAATTAGCTGAAAGACTAATTAGGCATAGTACAAAACCTAACGATATTGTTTTAGATTGTTTTTGCTGTACTGGTACTTTTCTTATTGCTGCAAACAAACTTGGCAGAAAAGGATTTGGGTGTGATATATCAAAAGACAATCTCAATATAGCTATTGATAGGGGTTGTAAATATGAGTAGTAATTTTACAACGGCTATTAATACAAGTATATCTCTATTCAAAAATATATTAAAACCTGAGTTAGAATTTCAATTAGGAGGTAAATTTGTAAGTATTGAAGGTAAAGATGATCCTGTTTATAAGGCATTAGATTTGTTTGCAGGTATAGATTTACTTTGGATTAAAAATAATCAAATATCAGGCGTAGCAAATAGGATTCAAATTTCAAATAAGAATTGGGCGACATTTACAATTCGCACAGAAAGAGAATCAGGTACAAAAACAGAATATGCTAAAAGAAAAGAATCAATTAATGATGGTTTGTTATTATATCCACAATACACAATACAAAGTTATATTAATGATAATAATGAGTTGTTGAGTTTTGCTATTGCATCTACTGTAGATATATTTGATGCTATTGAGCAAGGATATTATAAAGTGCAACATACAAGAGCTGATCAAAAAGGTCAAGCTTTTTTTTATGTTGTTAAATGGGATGTTTTAGAAAAACTAGATAAAAGAATAAAAATATTTGAGGCTTGTTAATTCAAGTTTAGTGAGGTTAAAATATGAGAATATTATCATTAGATCAATCAACAAAAATTACTGGATATGCAATATTCGATGATAATAAATATATTTGTTCTGGTAAGATTACATCTGATGACAAAAATCCTATAGAAAGAATTAATATTATGGTATCTGGTATTGATGGATTAATTCAAAAATATAATCCTGATTTAGTGCTATTTGAAGATGTTCAATTTCAAAAAAATTATCGGAGTTTTCAATTGTTGAGTCAATTACAGGGAGCTATTATATATTTATTATGTGTTAAGAATATTGCATTTCAGATTATTAGTGTTAACACTTGGAGGAAACGACTTGGGTTCACAGCAAGAAAACGTGTAGAACAAAAACAAGAAGCTATTAATTATATAATGGATAACTTTGGCATTAAATGTGATGATGATGAAGCTGAGGCTATTTGTATAGGTATAGGAGGGATATTTAAATGAACAGTAAGAAAAAAGAAGTTAAAAATAGGATAAAATATATATTGGATTTGTTGAATGAAATTCAGGAAGACAATAATAAGATATTAGAAACTATAGATGAAATTAGGAAAGATTTTTAGGTATCATAGAGTTTCAGTTTAGAGATGTTGCAAAAAATGCAAGACGTGCTTTTGAAAGAAAGGAAGGTGGGGTGATGTGAAGGAAATAAAATTAACAGAGAAGCAGGAAAGATTTATTGATTACTATATTGAGACTGGTAATGCTACAGAAGCAGCCAGAAGGGCAGGGTATAGCGAGAAAACAGCCAAGCAAATAGGAAGTGAAAACCTTACAAAGCTTGACTTTTTTATAAAGAAAAGGCTTAAAGAGCTTGAAGATGTCAGAATAGCAAAAGCGGACGAAGTCCTTAAACATCTAACATCTGCTATAAGAGGAGAAATAGAGGAAGAAGTTGTAGTAGTTGAAAGTATAGGAGATGGTGAGAGTAGGGCTAGAATAATCAAAAAACAGATATCAGCAAAAGAGAGAATAAGAGCAGCCGAACTGCTTGGCAAGAGGTATGCTTTATTTACTGAGAAATTGGATGTGGATGTAGATGTAGGCACAGAAAAATTAGATTCAATCTTAAAGCAGTTAAAGGAAGATTGATATTATGGCAGAAGAATTATTATTATCAGATAAGTACAAAGCATTCCTCAAACACGATGCACCAGTTGAATTTATGGAAGGGGGACAAATAAAAAAGATGGAGGTATCATCTATAAAATATAAAAAGATAAAAGGGTTTGAGAGGTATTCGATAAGCAATAAAGGTGATGTAATAAATAACATTACTGGCAATAAAATTAGCCAAAGGCTATCTAGTAATGGGTATTATAGGTTTAATGTAAGGCGAGGGGATAAGAAGTATGAGAAACCGACTACTTTATACACTCATAGAGTGGTGGCAGAACACTTCATACCCAATCCAGAAAACAAGCCAGAGGTGAACCATATAAACGGCAATAAAAAAGATAACAGAGTAGAAAATTTAGAATGGGTAACAAGTAGAGAAAATACATTACATGCCATAGAAAAAGGGTTAATAGAAGTAGACATAGATAAATTTATAGAAAACACAAAAAGCCCAAACAGTTTAAAGAAGATGAAAAAGACCCACAATACACCTGAAATGAAAGAATTAAAAAGAAAAATAAACAAGGCTACTGGAGTTACAAAGGATATAATACAGTATACCAAAGATGGAGAATTTATAAAGAAATATGACAATGCCCATGAGGCAGCAAGGCATTTATTCCCTGATGATTATAAATATAAAGACAGGTTAATTTCAAGATGTGCAAGAGGACAAGCAAAAACAGCTTATGGTTACAAGTGGGAATATGCAGAATAATGGGGGGTGATTATGCCTCTATGGAACAACTTTTACTTTCAAAAAAATATAAAGCGTTTTTAAAACATGATGCACCAGTTGAGTTCCTAGAGGGTACTTAACTACATTCGCTGGAAAAACTACTGTAGGCATAGTTAAGTTTATGTTTAAAATTGCAGATAGTCCAAAGAAGTTACATGTCCTATCTGGACTAGACCTAGGAACTATAGAAAAAAATATAATCAATAAGGACTTAGGAATTATAGATATATTTGGTAGTTTAGCAGAATACAACGCAAGTGGTAGAGGAGAACACTCATTGCCACACATAGTGTATAAAACACCGAATGGAACTAAAATTATTTATGTATTAGGCTATGATAATAAATCCAGATGGAAAAAAGCCTTAGGTGGACAATATGGATGTGTTTATATAGATGAAATCAATATAGCAGATATGGACTATGTAAGAGAAATATCCATGAGGTGTGATTACCTACTAGCAACACTTAACCCTGATGATCCTAACTTACCGATATATAAAGAGTATATAAACCACAGCAGACCATTGCCTGAATATAAAGCTGATGCTCCAGCAGAATTGAATAATATGTTAAATGAAGAACCAAAACCTGGATGGGTACATTGGTTTTTTTCTTTTGAGCATAATTTAGGATTAACCAAAGAAAAGCTAGAGCAGATTATAACCAATGTGCCAAAAGGTACTAAGCTATATAAGAATAAGATACAAGGATTAAGAGGGAGAGCCACAGGACTGGTATTCCCGAACTTCTCAAGTAAGAACAATGTTAGATCCATAGATTGGCTTAAAAAGAGAATGGCAGATAAGGATAATCTACTTAAATTTGAAACATTTTCATGCGGTGTAGATACATCCTATTCTCAGGAGAGTCCTGATACTATTGCTTTTATATTTCAAGGTATTACAAATAAAGGTCAATTGATTATTTTAGATGAAGAGGTATACAACAATGCTGATTTAGATATACCACTAGCACCAAGCGATATCCCTCCAAGGTTGGTAGCCTTCTTAGAAAGAAATAGGCAGAAGTGGGGATTTGCTAGGGATGTATTTATAGACAATGCAGACCAGGCAACTATAACAGAGCTTAGGAAATATAAAAGGCAGAATGGCTGTATATATAATTTCCTTAATGCTTACAAGAAAGTAGGAGTAATAGACAGAATCCATTTAATGCTTGGTTGGCTTAATGTTAATGAAACTAAGTCAGAAGCTGATTACATAGTATTAGACCATTGTAAAGAACATATTAGAGAATTAGAAAGTTATAGCTGGAAAGAGGATAAGTACGAGCCTGAGAACATGAACGACCATACAATCGATGCTTCTAGTTATGCTTGGATACCGTTTAGAAACAAAATAGGAGTAGGAGGATAAGAGCATGGGTTTGAAAGAGGTGATAAAAGGAATGGTAGCAAAATTACTTAATATAGTACCAGCAACGGATAATTCCATATCCATAAAAGAGCCATTATCCCATGCAGGAACTGTATTAAGAAATAGAATCTGGTATAGGGGAGACCCATCAGAACTAGACCAATTTTTTAAACAATCTGCAATAGATGATGTAGGTAGAAGTAGATTTTGGGCTGCTGTACCTTCTGCGGATTCAAGTATTAGGAAATTTCATAGTGGTTTGCCAGGTGAAATGGTAGATAAGCTTGTTGATATAGTTGTTGCTGATTTGGATAGTATAAGTCTAGAAAATGAAGAGAATCAAAAATTGTGGGATGAAATAGCTAAAGACAATAAATTTGCTGATGAATTACTTGGAGAAGCAATACAAAAAACTTTAGTTGATGGAGATGGAACATTTAAATTAAGTGTTGATACAGAGATTACAGAATATCCGATTATTGAATTTTATAGTGGTACCGATGTTGACTATAGATACAAAAGAGGTAGACTACAGGAAGTTATATTCTATGCTTATTATACTCATGAAAAGGAGACTTATAAACTAGAAGAAATCTATGGTAAAGGATATATAAACTACAAGCTATATGATAAAGATGGTAAAGAAGTGCCATTATCTAAGGTACCAGAAATAGCACACTTAAGTAAAGTTACCTTTGCTGGAAATTTCATAATGGCAGTGCCGATGAAATTCTTTAAGTCTCCAAAGTTTGAGAACAGGGGTAATTCTATATTTGATAGGAAATCAGATAACTTTGATGCACTAGATGAGGTAATATCCCAGTGGATAGATGCCATAAGAGCGGGACGAGTAAAGAACTATATCCCTGAGGACTTGGTACCTAAGGATCCAAAAACAGGTGCAGCTATGAGACCTAATCCGTTTGACAATCAATTTATTAAAATTGGTTCATCAATGAAAGAGGACTCTAAAGACCAGATAGACCAGATACAGGCGAATATAAACTATGAAGCTTTTGTGGAGTCCTATGCAAACACTTTGGATATGTGTCTACAAGGAATTATATCACCAAGCACCTTGGGAATAGATTTAAAGAAAACAGACAATGCAGAAGCTCAAAGAGAAAAAGAAAAAACTACCCTATACACTAGAGGGAAGATAATTGATACTTTATATGAAGTTATTCCCTTGCTAGTAGATACAACACTCAAAGTATATGACAATATGAAGAAAAGAAACCCAGGGGATTATACAGCTACTGTTTCATTTGGCGAGTATGCAAGCCCTGATTTTGATAGTATTGTTGAGGTAGTAGGCAAAGCTAAATCATACGGCATAATGTCCCTTGAGCAATGCATTGACGAACTCTATGGCGACAGTTGGACAGATGAAGAAAAGGCATTAGAAGTGCAAAGGATAAGGCAAGGCGATACTGTGATAGATGAACCTGCTGCATGGGTGGATGGACTTAATAAAGGGGAACAAGAAGTTCAAAAAGATGAAGAAGTGATTGATGATGAAGAATAGAAATAAGAAGGATGAAGCCTATAATATTCGTAAAATCTATGAACAGATGGAACTATACCTTATAGCTTCCATGAAAAGAAACCTTGCAAGACATAAAGAGGAAGAATTGAAACAAGGTTTTAAGTTTGAGCAATGGCAGTCTGCTAAATTAAGGGATTTAGAAAGATTTAGAAAAGAAAATCAAGAGATTATAGGCAGATATGACAAAGAAATAGAAGAACTCATAACCTTTACATTGATAGATACTTACAGAAAGTCTCAGGACAACGTCAATGAATTTATTAAAGAAATTAAAAATAAGTATGTAGAAGATGTATTTGTTAGACTTCCAGGAGATTTAGAGCCTATATTACAGCCTATAGAAGATGAATCTACAAAAAATATGTTTGAGCAGGCATTAGAAAACATAAAAACATGGGAAGAAGTTCCAACACCAAGGGATGAAGTATTTTTTAGGATGAATGATGATAAATTTAATGCATTGATTGAAACTGTAGAAAAAGACTTTAAAAATGCTAATGCAGCAGTATTAAGAAAGATGGATGATGTATATAGGCAAACCATATTCAAGGCACAAGTACACTACAATACTGGTACAGTTTCATTGGATCAAGCTATAGATATGGCAACAAAGGATTTTCTTGAAAAGGGAATAGATGCTATAACCTATAGTGATGGCAAGAAGGTAAACATTGCTAGTTATGTAGAAATGGCACTTAGGACAGCTAATCATAGGGCTTATCTAATGGGTGAGGGTAAGAAAAGGCAAGAGATGGGATTATATTTGGTTGTAGTATCAGCCCATGTTACAGCTTGTGAGTTATGTTTACCATGGCAAGGTAAGATAATTATAGATGATGTATATGGTGGTGGAAGTAAAGCTGTAGGTAATTATCCTTTATTGAGTGAAGCTATGGAAGAGGGATTACTCCATTGAATGCAAAGTTTGGGTGGAGTATAAACGGTGTGAACTGCATTACAAAGCAGGTGTGCTAGCATAAAGAAAAAATAAGCTAGTGCTAACGGGGGACGGTAGGCGACCCAATCCCGTGCTAAGCTATTGCAATATGTCTACACCTATGATATAATACCATTAAAGGGGGCGATAATCATGGGTGAAGTATGGAAAGACATTAAAGGATATGAGGGAATTTATCAAGTTAGTAATACTGGGAAGGTAAAAAGAGTTGGGAAATCAAGTGACAGATTATTAAAACCATCTCCAAAAGATAATAATTACATGGTTGTAGGACTAAGTAGGGAAGGTAAAGTCAAAAGCAAATATGTCCACAGATTGGTAGCGGAAGCTTTTATACCTAATCCCGAGAATAAACCAACTGTTAACCATAAAGATGGAGATAGGAGCAACAATCATTTTAGCAATTTAGAATGGGCAACATACCTAGAAAACAATCTCCACTCTATAAATGTGTTAGGTAGAGATACTAGAAACAAAGGGGATTCAAAACCAGTATTACAATTTGATAAACAAGGAAACTTCATAAAAGAATATCCATCAATGAGAGAAGCACAAAGACAGACAGGGATACATGCTATAGATAAAGTTTGTGCCGGTGTCAAGTATAGACATACTGCTGGTGGGTATATTTGGAGATATAAAGAAGACATTGCAATAGAAAGTGTAGAGACTATCGAAAGCAATTAAGAGCCTAAATAAGGCTCTTTTTTAGCGAGTAGAGTAGGCTGGAGACGTACCAGTCGAAGTGCACCGCATACGAAAGTATGATGAGATAGTCCAATAAAAGCCAAATTGCCGCCATAACCTAAGCACTTACTTCCCATGTATAACTACATTACCTAAAGTACCAGATGAAGAAAAGGCTTTAGAATACTATAAAGCAGAACAACAGCAGAGATACATTGAAAGGCAAATAAGAAGATATAAGAGATTAGCAGAAGGCTCTATAGATGAAGAAAACCGAAAGAAATATAATGCTAAAGTTAGAGAATGGCAAGGAATAATGAGGGAATTCTTAAAAGAGAATCCTCAACTAAGACGAGCCTATAGGAGAGAAAAAATATATTAGGAGTGATATCAGTGAAGCTTATTAGTGTAGAAAGAGTACTAGAAGAGCTGCCTCCAGATGGAAAATGGAAAAGGTTTAAAGCTACAGACAAATACATCATTACCATAGAAGTTGATACAACTAGGAGGGAATAATATGGCTACAGCCACACAGGTAGCATTAATTATATGCTTAACATTGATAGTATTATCATTGATTAATAGAAAGCAAAGTAAGACCAAATAAGGTCTTTTTTATTGTCCTAAATAAGACGTTAAACTGTTTATTTACTCTTTTTTAGTATTTGTAGAGTATAAAGAACAAAGAACTCTAACTGGCACTTACCAGTATAAAAAAGTATCGAGTAATAAGGAGGAATAATGATGGATTGGATAAAAGAATTATTGAAAGATGTAGGAATTGAAGATGAAAAATTAAATGAATTAATATCAAACATTAACAAAGAAATACCTAAGTATTTCATTCCAAAATCAAAGTACAATGAAGTAGCAGAAGCTAAGAAACAACTTGAAGAAGAAATTAACGTAAGAAATACACAATTGGAAGAATTGAAAAAATCAGCAGGAGAAAATGAAAATTTGAAGAGACAAATTGAGGAACTTCAATCAGCAAATAAGCAAAAGGATGAAGAATATCAAAAACAGATTAAAGATTTACAAATAACTAATGCCATTAAATTAGCTTTATCGGGCAAGGTACATGATGAGGATATAGTATCTCGATTGATAAAGAAGGATGAGCTTGTATTAAGCGAAGATGGCAAAGTTATTGGATTAGACGAACAAATTAGTTCTTTAAAGGAATCTAAATCATTTTTATTTAAAGATGATAATTCACAACAAGCAGGATTCCAAAAGATTGGTAATGAACAATCTAACAATCAGCAAGCATTAGATGATGCTATATCTGCTGCATTTGGAAATCAACAATAAAAATAATTATAAAGGAGAGATGATATATGGCTATAAATTATGCGGAAAGGTTTGAAAGACAAATACAACAGCAATTTGCGAGGGAATTAACTTCCTCTGCACTAGATACTAACAAACAGTATTCTTTTATAGATGCACAAACTATTAAGGTTCCAACTATTACTTTGACTGGTTATAAAGACCATGTAAGAGATGGAACCAAAAATAGAGGAACTGTTAGCAATACCTATCAAGCTATGTCTCTTGATCATGATAGGGATATAGAATTCTTTGTAGATGAAGTGGATGTAGATGAAACTAATCAAGTATTATCTGCAGCAAATATCACAGCAGTGTTCAATCAAGAACATGCTATACCAGAATTAGACGCATACAGATACAGCAAGCTATATTCTAGATATATAAGTCTAGGAGGAACACCAGACACTACTGAATTAACCGCACATAATATATTATCTGTATTTGATACGATGATGGAAGAAATGGATGAGGCATCCGTTCCTCAAAGTGGTAGGGTACTATACGTTACACCAAAGACATACACAATGATTAAAAATGCAGAAAAGATTCAAAGAGTATTAGACGTAACAGGTGGAACTGCTAATGTAAACAGAAACGTAAGAAGTCTAGATGAAGTATCCATAGTTACTGTACCATCAGACAGGATGAAAACTTCATATAACTTTTCAGAAGGATTTGTACCTGGAGCGGGAGCAAAACAGATAAGAATGATATTGGTTCATCCATCATCTGTACTTGCACCTGTAAAAGTCGCTGATGTGTACCTATGGAACAAGGGAGAAACTCCTGATAGTGCTTTTGGATACCTCTATCAAAATAGAATGTATACTGACTTATTCATCATTAATGCTAAAATTGGTGGCGTAAAAATGAACGTTGAAGCTACCAATGTTGGAGCCTAAGGGGAGGGATAATTTATGTTTTATGCAGTAAAGGCTAATAGACAATATAAGATAGAAGAAGATGAAAAGCAGAAGTATATTAATATGGGATATAAAATTGCAGAATTAAAAGGTAATGAACTGGTATTTGAAGAAGTAGAAACAGAGGAAGCTAAAGAAATAGCAAAGCTTAAAAAAGAAAATGAGAAATTAAAAAAGGAATTAGATGCACTAAAAAAAGATGATAAGAAAAAAGGAGAGGGCAAGTAGCTCTCTCCTATTCCTTTTCTAAAGTAACTATAAGTTCATTTTGAACTTTTAGTAGTTTTAACACTACTACCGAGAAATCCTCGTTAGTTAAGGAAGTGAGAAACATGGCTTATGTAGATTATCAATATTACAAAGATGTCTTCAAGGGTGACTTAGACGAAGAAATAGTTGCTAAATTGCTAGAAGAAGCATCCGACCAAGTAGATAGATTGACATATGGAAGAATTAGAAAAAGAGGATTTGAAAGCCTTACAGAATACCAGCAAGAAATGACTAAAAAAGCAGTATGTCATCAAGCTGAATTCATTAATAATTATGGAGATTACCTAAGTTCTCCATTGAATGGATTCAGTATTGGAGATGTAAGTTTATCATTTAGCAAAGAAAACCAAGGTGCTGGTGGGATAATAGCCGATAAAAAGACATTAGACTACCTAGCACAAACAGGACTTACTACAAGGAGGTTATAACATGAAACTTCCTTTTCCAGATTGGTGTTTAGTAACACCTATTAAAGTATACGCAGAAGAAGAAACAGAAGATGGAGTAACTGAAACACTTATATTTGATGGTAAATGCAATTACAGTGAAAAGACCAAGACCACATTAAACGAACAAAGACAAGTAGTTGAACTAACAGGAAAGGTACTTCTAAAAGGGGATATATACCCTGAAAAGCTCATTAGAGGTTATGTGGTAATAGATGGTGTAAAAAGAACTATCTTTAGATCAAGAAAACTGAGAAACCCTGATGGTTCAATATATTCTACAGAATTGGATTTGATGTGATATGAGGATAAAAGCAAAATTGGAATTAAATCAAGAAGCTATTGAGAAAATTCAGGATGCGGCTATAAAAGCTTTACCTTTGACTATGGAAGCTATGAAAACAGAAATAAACAATATGCAAGTAGTACCAAAAGAAACTGGCAACCTTGAAGAATCAGCAAAGACAGGAGCAGAAGGCAACAAAGGCTATATAAGTTACAATACTCCATATGCTAGAAGGCTATACTATCATCCTGAATACAATTTCAGACAAGATAAAAACGCAAATGCACAAGGCAGATGGATGGATAGCTTTATTTATGGTTCTAAGAAAGATTGGTTGGCTAAAGTATATGGAGAGTTTTTAAAACGTTTATCTGGTGGTGTAATTAAATGACAATAAGCGATTTTAGAGATTGGCTAAAAACTAAAATAGACTGCCCTAACTGGTATAGTGGAGGGCTAAGGACTACAGATGAAAAGGCAATAGTCGTTTACAATGGAAATGCTTTTATTAATCCTATGGCTATTGGAGGGTTGCAAAACAGTTCCTATAAAGGTAAGGGCATAAGGATACTAGTACACTGGACTAAGAATGTAAGGGAAAGCGAATTAAAAGCCCAAGAAGTCTATAATATTCTGCATGGGTTAGCTAATGTAGAAATAGCAGGCAAAAGAGTAATTCAATTTAATATGAGGGATCCAGAACCTGTCTACCTTGGTGTAGATGAATCTGGAATATTTGAATATGTAATTGATTTAGAAATAATTTATGAAAGGTGGTAATGGATTATGGCTACTAATTTAGGTGTATATCCTGTATTTAACATCAATTTTAAGATAGGTATTAATGGTAGGGAAAGCACAGAACAAGACATGGTAATTATAAAAGATATGGAAACTTTTTCACCTTCCATTGATGGAAACGTAGAAGAATGGACTCCAATGGATACAGAAGGCTGGATTAGAAGATTAATGACAGGAAAAGGCTTTAGTATCTCTTTAAGCGGTAAAAGACATGTAGGAGACCCTGGCAATGATTATGTTGCAGGATTAGCGTTTAAAAGTGGAATGGACTGTAGCTCTAAAGCCGCAATAGAATTCCCTAATGGCGATACTTTAGCATTTGATTGTGTTGTGAATGTTACTACTCCATTTGGCGGAGATTCTACTAATGTATCCAGTCTAGAATTTGAATTACAATCTGACGGTAAACCAAACTATATTCCAGCTGTATAGGGGGAATTTAGATGAGAGTAAAAGTTGTAAGAGAGTTTATAGATTTGAAAAATAACAAGAAAAGAAGAAAAGTAGGAGAAATTTTTGATGTTACTAATGAGAGATTTAAAGAATTGAATAGTACTTCTTTTGGGGTTTTAGTAGATGAAGTGGAAGAAACAAAAGAAGCAAAGAAAATAAAGGAAGGTGCTAAGTATGAGTAAGGTAATTGATATATCAGCAAAGTTGACTAATAAAAGACCTAAGCTTAAGCTAGCAGAGGATAAGATATATGAGATTGATGATAGAAAAAACACTATAATTCTCCTTAATCAGAAAATACAGGACACTGATGTAAATGACATCAATTCTATAGATGAAATAATATCTATTGTACTAGGTGAAGAAGCAGCCAAAGAAATAGATGCTATGGAACTATCTATAGCAGACTACCAAGCAATTATGATTGGAATAATGGCTGCTGTCACTGGCGAAGATTACGAGGTCGCCGAGGCTCGATTTCGCAAAGAAGCAGGAGTATAAAGAGTATTGGTATGACCTGTATGAGGACTGGGGGCTGATTGAAGCCTCCTTTGCTGCTCAATATGGTATACGACTAAGAGAAGAAGAAGATATGTCCTGGAGCGAATTTTGCACTCTATTAGCAGGTATAATGCCTGAAACACCACTCGGTCGAGTAGTATCAATTAGAAGTGAAAATGACAAGGAAGTATTAAAGAGCTTCACAAAAGAACAGCACAGGATTAGAAATGAATGGCGAAATAGACATATAAACAAAGTGATTAGTATGGATAAAAAGGAAGCTGAAAGACAGATACAAATGTTTCAGGAAATGTGTAAAAAAGCATTTGGAAAATAAAAGATTGAAATACTATACTATTTTAATAGAACAAGCACTTATCGGTACGGTGTGTCAGAAATCTGACAAACCGACTTAGGTAGGTGCTTGTTTTATATGCCTAAAAAGGTGGTGAAAGAATGGCAAATGAAAGTACTAGTGTAGGTAAAATACAACTTGACATAGAAATAAGTCAGTCATCTTTAAATCGAGAATTGAGTAAGCTTAGCAGTGCGTTTAATAGCAACTTTAAAAATATGTTTAGCCAAACTACTAACTTTGTTAAAAGCTCACTTGATAGGATGACAAATAGTTTTAGAACTTTTTCTCAGGTTGGAACTGGTTCCACTGATAGTGTATCTAGAAATATAAACAAAATGAATTCAGATTTAGAAAGAACACAGGCTAAAATAGATGAAACTAACAGAAAATTAGCTCAATTATATGCTGAACAGGACAATATAATTGAGTCTTATAGAAGTATGCCTTCATTTTCAGGCATGACTAGTGATGAAAGCTTAGAACGGATGTTACATGCTGATCCAAGATTTTCTGAATTAACTAGTGAAATCACTAGACTTGAAAATAGACTACAAGGATTAAGGGCATCTAGTGAAGCAACAAGAAATTCCATTCAAAGCTTAGGAAATTCTACAGAGCGTACGAATAATACCACTAGAAGAGCTACTGATATTACAAGACGATTTAGCAGGGAAAT